GTATATCGAAAACGAGTTGATTGCCTCACGGGCATCGTCGGCTAAGTTGGGCTTCTTCCTCCCGACTGCTGAGACGGCGATGATCAGCCAGGAGACAGCAACTACGATACATCCTTCAATGGATATGACGCCCGGTAGCTGGTCTGAGTTGCCGCCCGGCATGACTGTAGACCACTACGATCCCCAGCATCCGATGCAGCAGTTTGGGGATTTCATTCGGGCGACACTCCGTATCGTGTCAACCGGGCTCAACGTCTCCTTTTCCTCACTTACCGGAGACCTGTCGGCTGCAAACTATTCCTCATCGCGTGCTGGACTGATTGAGGAACGGGAGCAATGGCGTTTGCAGCACTCATACCTCATTGAACATTTCTTGCGGCCCGTCTACAAGGCGTGGCTACCGATGGCGGCATTGAGTGGGCAACTCAAGATCCCACCGCAAGACCTGATTGCTCTTGCCGAGCCCACATTCATCCCGCGTGGCTGGCAGTGGACTGATCCGCTAAAGGATCGACAAGCCGCCGTCATGGGGATTCAGAATGGTTTGTCCTCACGCACGATAGAAGCGGCCGAAGAGGGCCACGACATCGAAGACATATTCCGCGACCTCGCAGATGAGGACCAGTTGGCAGCGAAACACGGAATCACATTGAACACGGCACCGCCAATGCCGCCACATCCTATGGGGGGAGGCCCCGCTAATGCCGAACCAAGCACTACCGGGGACTCCGGTAACACAGGAAGCCCCGGAGACGCAGACAGTGGACAGTAAAGCGCAGTTGGGAATCTTCTATCGAGCCGTCACGATTCATCCGGTTGATCCGGCGTACCCTGGAGATGCAATTCCCGGTGTGAAAGAGTCTGACACCCGTATTCCAATTTCAATTAGTTCCGAGTCTCCCGTCACTCGACAGGGTTGGAATGGTTCCTTTGTTGAAGTGCTCGGCCATAAGCCGAGTGAAGTTGATATGGGGCGTGCGAAAACGGGCCTGCCCCTGGTAATGGAGCACGATTTGAGCAATCCCGCGAATCACATTGGGGTTGTCGAAGACATTACGCTGAAGGACGGAGAGTTGCGCGGCATGGCGCGACCGTCAGAGCGGCCAGATGCACAGGCCATCTTCAGTGATATGCGGTCGGGAATCCGGCCGAACATATCTGTTGGGTATCGCACGAAGGAACTGACGCAAGTTGGTAAGGGCGATCCCAAGACGAACACCCCACCGACGTACCGTGCGACGAAGTGGGCTCCACATGAAGTTAGTTCAGTAGCGGCCGGTGAGGATTATACGGTCGGCGTGGGCCGCGCGATTCACGAGGACGCGCTACCCGTAGTAATCCGTTCCCTCGCAACCGTGGACGCAATAGCGCCACAACAGGAGAGCATTCAAGTGCCCGAAGCTGTAATCACCCCTGTGGTCGTCCCGGCCACGCCCGCCGTGCCCGCTGTTGTGGTTGGGCCAGATTTGGCGGTAGAAAACACCCGTGGACTGGCCGCTTTGGCGACCACGCACGGGCGACAGAACGACTTGCCGTCTTGGATTACGGCTGGTCGGAGTGTGAAAGACATCAGCGATGAGATCATGGCTGCATACGCCAAAAGGGCGGCTGGGCCAGCGGTTGATTCGACTGCTGCTGCGATTGGTGTCAGCGCCAAAGAGATGTCGAAGTATTCGATTTCTCGCGCCATCCTGAATCATTCGGATGGTAAGCGTGGTTTTGAGACCGAGGTCTCCGACGCCTTGCAGAAGCATCTTGGTGGCGCTATCCCCCAGCATGGCGGCTTCTATGCGCCATCCGGTGGAGATCCGGGGTCCAAGCGTGCGGTTGATATGCAGCGGGCGATTGACGCGCATACCAGCACTGCCGCGACGGAGCTTGTGTTCACCGAGTACGGCAATGATTTCATCGAATTGCTGCGTAATGCGTCAGTCGTTGTTGCGGCTGGTGCAAAGGTGCTCAGTGGTTTGACCAGCAACATCGCCTTTCCGAAGCAGACTGGGGCCGCGACCGCGTACTGGGTTGGTGATAACACCAGCACCGTGTCTGAGTCCAACCTGACGACTGGCCTAATCACCATGTCGCCTAAGCAGCTTCAGGCTTCTACGCAGTATTCGCGTATGTTGCTGCAACAGTCGGTCGTGGGTGTTGACGCGCTTGTGCGTCAGGATCTCACGTTGGTTCACGCGCTGGCTATTGACCTTGCTGCGCTGCTTGGCACGGGTTCGACAAACCAGCCGAAGGGCTTGGTTTCCATTACGAGTGTGCAGGCGTTGACGGTTGCCGCTGATTCCGGTCAGGGCGGATTGCCGACGTGGGCAGACGTTGTGAATATGGAAAAGGCGGTTGCGAATAGCAACGCCTCTGTTGGCCCGCTTGCGTACGTGACGAACCCCACGGTTCGCTCGCGCCTCAAGCAGACCGCGAAGTTGAGCAACACCATCGCTATGCCCATTTGGGAAGGCCCATACGGGCAGGTTGGTTCAATGCAGGTCGGAGAGATGAACGGCTACCCCGCGTATGCGACGAAGCAGGTTTCGTCGGCTCTCACGGTCGGCACCACGACTGGTAACTCGTACCTCTTTTTCGGTGCGTGGGATCAGTTGATTATCGGTCACTGGGGCATCATGGAGCTAATCGCTGACCCCCTCACGCTTGCGCGACAGGGCTTGATTCAAGTCACGTCGTTTGAGTTGGTGGACATCAACGTGCGGCACCCCGAGTCGTTTGCGTTCTACGCTGACGTGCTCCCGTAACAGGTAGCTTGCTGTTGTGAAGTTTGTACCGGCCCCATAGCCGTCAAAAGCTATGGGGTCATTTGTTTTACCATCCCCAACTGGAGACCCCCGATGCTAGTCCGCTTTCTACAAGGACGGGTGTACGATGGGTCTCCCCGCTTTGCGGGCATGGTGTGCGAGGTTGACAATAATCAAGCAGCTATCTGGTTGGCGGATAACATCGTGGATGTGCCAGCCCCACCTACGCCGACCAGCCCAAAGACACAGCGCCACACTGGGGGTAAGTAATGTTTGGCGACGATGATCTGTCTATGATGACTTCCGATGTCTTCTCAGTTGCACTTGTTTGGAAAGGGCAGATTGGACGCGGGATCTTTGACACGTACGACAAACGGGAAGCTGAAGCCGCAGGCGCGGACTATCAGGACATCATCACACTGTTGACTGTGCCTACTACCCTCTTCGTCGGGATCGCGGATGGCGACCTGATTATCGTAGACGGCATCCCGAGCCTTGTGAAATACGTTATCACGACTGCTGGCGTCAACGTCACTCAGTTGTACGTCGCTGCGAAGGTGCTCTAATGATTATCGAGCTATCCCGCGCACTCGGCGCGGCACTGTTAGACGGTACGGTCGGCGTGAATGCCCAGCTTAGTGCGGCCACATTCGACAGCACTGACACAATTCCGCCCCTGGTGGCCGCAGTCCTCACCGTCGCTGATAACGTTCTCAAGGTGCGCGAAGAGGATCTAGCAGCGGGACCGCGCATGACTGTGACAGTCAGCCAAGCGGCAACGGGTGAAGGTCAGCCGTTCCCGAGTGGGGCCGTCCGTGATGCGTCCTTTGAAGTAGTGGTTGACTACTTTGTCCGCGATCCACAGGACTTTACCGCAGCCCGCAGCACAGCATACACGCTGAGAGCCGCTATGAAAGCCATCACGCACTATCTGCTCATTGAGCCGGGCCACGGGACACACGCAATTCGGAACGGCGTTGCAATCCTCTCGGCACCTAAGCAGACGACAGAGTACGGCCATCAGGACGTATACGGTGCGGTCTCTAACGGTCGCATTACGATGACTCTGATGGTTCGTGACCTATCGCCTTAGTTCTAAATACACTTCCACTGCTTCAAGCTCCCCGCGCCATCGCGGCGTAGCCAAACCATACACTTTTAGGAGATACACAAATGGCCGGGGACCGCACGACACAGATCGCTATGGCGCTGGCGAAGATTGAAACGACCATCGGCACTGATGCGGTGCCTACCGTCACTACCGCCAGCAGTGATGCCATTCTTTTGCTAGAGCCCATCGCTGATCCAGGCGGGGATTTTGCTTTCCACACGGAACGGCCGAAGCTCATAGTTGGTGCGGCTATTCAAGCGAGTCCGCCCCTTCAGCCTTTGGGCCGTTGGGCTGCATGGCCGTTGAAGTTTCACGCGCGGGGCACCCGTGCTGGTACGGCGTATAGTGCAACCAACCTTCCTGAATTTGACCCGATTTTGCAGGCTTCCGGTCTCGCTCAGACGCTTGTTACGACTGGTGGCTCAGAGTCCGTGTCATATGCGCCGCTCGCTGCAGGCGCAAAGACTGCGACGCTGTATTACTATGTCGAT